GTTTACCGCTTTATCAACGAGCACAAGGGCAAGGCCGTTGCGCTACGTGGCCGCGATCGCCTCGACAAGCCCTTCAAAAAGGAGCTTGTCGAGGTCAGCAAACAGGGCAAGGTTCGCAAGCGAGGGGATGCCCGATGGGCGTTTGACTCGCCGCTGGCCAAGCGCTGGGTGCATAGCCGATTTGGTCGGCCAGACACGCGCCCGGGTTGGTGGATCGTTCACCAGCAAGTCACCGACGACTATTGCAAGCAGTTGGTGGGCGAGGAATGGCGCGAGGCCGAGGGGCGATTTGCTCAGGTTGGCGAAAACCATTACCTCGACTGCGAGGCCATGCAATACGTCATGGCGCTGCGCGACAAGTTGCAGCGCGTCAAGGTGGGCTCTCTGACCCTGGCTCAGCTCAAGGCGGCGATTCGGGGCGAGCCTGATGCCGATCAGGCGGAGCCCGTGGAGCAATCGGGCGCTATTCCGGTACCGGCGGTTTCGGTTGCCCCTGCGGCGCCGGCGCCAGTCGTTCCAGCGGCACCCGTCAAGCGTTCACGCTTCAAAGTCAATAAGAGGTAACCCCTCCCGTGGAACCAAAAACGCTAAACGCTGGCGACTCTGTCGCATGGGCGCGGGATGCGGCTGCCTATCCATCCTCTGATGGCTGGGTCCTGAGCTACGCATTCCGCGGCCCCGGGCAATTCGACGTAACCGCGTCGCCTGGAGCGCCTTATCAGGTCGCGATTCCTGCGTCTGTAACGGCGCAATACCCGGCGGGGCTCTATCGCTGGGCCTGTTACGTCACGCGCGACGACGATCGCCAAACCCTCGGGTTCGGCGAAACGACGGTTGTCGCGGATTGGCAGGGCCTCGCCGGCGCGGATGTTCGCAGTCATGCCCGGCGAATGCTCGATCTCGTTGAAGCGGCCCTCGAGAAGCGAATCCCGAAGGATCAGCAGAGCTACGAAATCGACGGTATGCGGCTCGACCGGATACCGATCGAGCGGCTCGAGGCTTTGCGTGTGCGGTATGCGCGGGAGGTCCGGACCGAACAACGCCGGGGCTCTCCGTTCGGGAGGGTCGTCAAGACGAGGATGTAAGGCATGCGCCTATTCAGACGCGCCGCCCGGGCGCCTGTGCCTGAGCGAGCAGAACCAACGCTGCCCGACGATCCGGGCAGGGCCGCGCAAGTCAGCGCGGCCCGTAACTTCCAGATGGCCAGAAACTCACGGCTAACGCAAAGCTGGTCGCGCCGGCTGTCGACGGCTGATGCAAATCAGTTGGTTTATGCCGATCACGCCACGCTGACGGCCAGGGCGCGCGAGCAGTCGATCAACAACGGCTATGCAAAGCGCTTTTACCGGCTGCTAAAGCAAAACGTCATTGGTCCCTTTGGGATCGGGCTCATGTCGAAGGCGGTCGACGCTGCCGGCGAGCCCGATCGCAAAACCCGCAAGCTGATTGAGGCGGAATACTGGGAGTGGTGTCAGCGCGGTAACTGCGATGTAACGCGCAGCTACTCGTTTACCACGTTCCAGAACCTGTGGGTCGAGACGCTTGCGCGTGATGGCGAGGTGCTGGTCAGGATCGTAAAGGGCTTTCGCAACGATCATCGTTTCGCGGTACAGATCCTCGAGGCCGATCGCCTTGACGTGAACCTGAATGAGTTGCTCGACAACGGCAACCGCATCCGCATGGGGGTCGAGCGCGATGAGTGGGAGGCGCCTGTCGCCTACTGGCTGCTGCGCGATCACCCGGGCGACGTGTTTCGCGGCCCGCCCGAGGAGAAATATCAGCGCATCCCTGTCGAGGAGCTCCGCCATACGTTCGATCCGTGGCGCCCGCATCAGTCGCGAGGCTTTACGTGGACGCATGCCTCGGCCCTCGAGCTGCATCACCTCGGCGAATACCGTAACTCTGAAATGGTGGCGGCGGAGCAGGGCGCCAAGATCACCGGCGTCTATGAGCAAAACGCGGAGTTTCTCGAGCCGCCGGCTGACGATGAGGCCGACGCGGAGATCGAGGAGGTGGTCGAGGCGGGCACAAACAAGCTGTTGCCGTATGGCGTGACGTGGAAAGCCTTCAACAACAACCATCCCTCGACGAACTTTGCGCCGTTCACCAAGGCGGGTCTGCGCGGTATCGCGGCGGGCCTGGGTCCTGGCTACAACAAGCTCGCGCAGGATCTCGAGGGTGTGAACTTCTCGGCGTTGCGTGCGGGCGAGCTCGATGAGCGCGACTTCTACAAGGTGACTCAGCAATTTGTCATTAGCGAGCTGATGAATTTCGTCGGCAAAGCGTGGCTAGAAATGGCGTTGCTGTCGGGTCGTCTGCCGCTCTCGCCGCGTGACTTCGATCTCTACAAGGAAATCGAGTGGGCTCCGCGCGGCTGGGACTGGGTGGACCCAAGCAAAGACTCCAAATCAGCAACCGAGTCGATCAGCAACCGCACGAAAACCCGAAGCGAGTACATCCGCCAAAGCGGTCGTGATCCCGATGAAGTCTTCGCGGAAATGGCCCGGGAGGAGGAGCACTTGCGCTCGCTGAACCTTCTCGGTGCTGCGGCACCGGCCCAAAACCCCGAGGGAAAATAATGCCAAAACCGACCAATCCGGCGCCCGAGGCGTCGCCGGAGATTTTGTTGCGCCAGTTGGAAGGCAAGCCACTGCATCGATCGATGCTGGTCGACCTGTCCACGCTGGACGAAGAGAAGCGCACCGTCGAGGTAGCGGTTTCGAGCGAGTTCCCCGTCCGCCGCTGGTTCGGCATGGAGATCCTCGATCACTCCTCGGCCTCGGTCAATTTGACCCGGCTCAAGTCCGGCGCTCCGTTCCTCGACATGCACGATCGCTGGACGCAAATCGGCGTGATCGAGGATGCGTGGCTCGATGACGACAAGAAATTGCGCGCCCGGGTTCGGCTCTCGAAAAACCCTGGCGCCGAGGAGATCTGGCAGGACATCAAAGACGGTATCCGCCAGAACATTTCGGTGGGTTACGACCCGATCGAAATGGTGCTCGAGCGCACCGAGGGCGATGTCAAGTATTACCGCGTCACGCGCTGGGAGCCCTACGAGGTTTCGAGCGTTTCTATTCCGGCTGACCCGACCGTCGGTGTAGGCCGCTCTCTCCCTGAAAACGAACTACCGAACCAAGCCGTTCGAGGAAATCTGATGCCTCCTGAAAACATTGTTGTACCTGATGCGGCCTCGATCGAAGCCGCTGCAAACCAACGCGCCGCCGACATCATGACGCTGTGCGCACGTCACAACATGAATGATCTGGCCATGCCGTCGATCACCGGTGGTCTGAGCGTCGATCAGGTTCGCGCCAAGATCCTCGACGGCCTTACTCCTGTCGTCACTGCTCCGGCGCCTGATACCCGTGCCAAGGGTGATCTGCCGCAATTCAAGATCGACGTATCTGCGCGCGGCCTGGGCCTGAGTAACGAGGAGGTGAATAAGTATTCGCTGATGCGTGCCCTCAACGCTGCGGCCAATGGTGATTGGAAGGACGCCGGATTCGAGCGCGAGGTGTCGATCGCGATCGGCGACGCCATGGGCAAGGAAGCGCGCGGCATCTACGTGCCGCATGATCTGCTGGCCGCGCGCGGCATGTCCACGGCGGCGGGCAAGGGTCAAGAATTGATCTCTACCGACCTGCGAAGCGACCTGTTCGTCGACATGCTGCGCAACAAAGCAGTAATGATCGCCCTCGGCGCCAAGGTGCTCTCGGGCCTGCAAGGTGACGTGGACATCCCGAAAAAGGTCGGCGGCGCGAACTTCTCGTGGATCGCGGAAAACGCCAACGTGGCGCTGTCGGATATGGATCTGACCACTCTCGGGCTGAAACCGAAAACCATTGCCGGCGCGATCCCGGTATCTCGCAAGCTGCGTAAACAGTCCTCGATGAGCGTCGAGAACATGATTATTCAGGATCTGATTAACGGCATCGCCGTTGCGATCGATCTGGCGATGTTGACCGGCACCGGCCAAGACTCGCAGCCGCTGGGCCTTCTCAATCAACCGGGTGTGCCTGGGCTCGAGTATCTGGCCGGCGGCATCACCTTCGGCGATCTGGTGGACATGGAAACGGAGGTGGCCACCTTCAACGCCGATGTCAGCGCAATGAAGTACCTGACCAGCGTTGTGCAGCGCGGTTATGCCAAAAAGACCAAAGAAGACCCGGACGGCTCCGACAGCACCAAGATTTGGCGCGATAACCAAATCAATGGCTACGGCGCCATGGCGTCGAACCAAGTGCCGGCGAATACCTGGGTGCATGGTGATTGGTCGCAAGCAATGATTGCGATGTGGGGCGCGCTGGATCTCAAACCCGACCCATACGCCCTGGCCGGCAGCGACGGCTTGATCGTTCGGGTGTTCCAAGACTGTGACGCCGGTTTCCGCAACCTGTCGTCGTTCTGCGTGAGCAAGAAGGCAGCGTAAACAGACCTTAGCGGGCAGGTGAGGGGGC